CTCCTCCTTGACGATGTTGCGGCCGAACTGTGTCGCAAGACGGTTCAGCTCGTCGCACGTGGCCTTGTGTACGATGATGTTTCCCGAGGCGGGGTCTCGATACCCTACCACCTTGTCGCCCGGAATGGGCTTGCAGCACTCCGCGATTTCGAACTGCGGTTCCGTGGCCGGAGCCTCCTCTGCCGGGGCGATTTCGCCCGGAATTGCGGCATCGTCCGTCTCGTCCTCCTTCTTCTGGGGGATGAAGAGGGTCCAGAATTTGAGTATCTTGCTCTTGGAGTTGACCTTGAGGGCTTTGTCCAGGTTGTCGAGCGAGACGATTCCCGCTCCGATCTTACTGTACAGCTCCTCCTTGTTCTTGCTGTCGTAAATGGGCGTGATCTTGCGCAGTACGCGGCCGCTCA